AAGCTGAAATTTCTGAAGAAAATAAAGAGACTGAAGGAACAGAAGCAGAGCTCACTGGCGAAACAGTTGCCCCTGAGCAAAATGCGGATGATTCAGTCAATAAACTTCAGGCTCTTGAAGAAGAAAACCAGAAGCTTAGAAGTGCATTACATAGAACTCTTGCAGAAAGAGTTGTTGATGCAAAGATTACAGTTGGTATTGAATCATACGATGCTAGAGAAGCATTAGTAGCTGATCACGTTAAGCGTACAGCTTCTTCTTTAGCTGATTCTTTAAGAGATCTTGCAGGTATGCCAGCAGCCAAAAAGGCCAAAGTAGCTATGCCAGAAATCAATTCTGAAATCGAAGCTAGCGAGAATGAGACAGGTGTCATAACTCTCGATGGAAAAGATCAAGAAAAAGAAACAGTAGAAGCAACACCATTTGAAGATATCTTTGTAGATGCTCTTATGGGCCGTCGTAAACTTTAAAAAAAATAATATCTTAAGGAGATACTTAAATGAGTTTAGCAAAATTTCGTAAAGTTGGCACCAAAACCGGTGCTGGTCGCTTTGTAGTTTCGCAGGGTATCGCACCTGCAGCCTACTTGCTTACACACCCAGGTCTTCCAACCTGGTATACAGATTCGGAAGATGATCGTTTTGAAGTAGTAATCACCAAGGGAACAATCCTTTCGGTAATTGCTGACAGCAATGGCGACGCACGCGTTGTTCCTGCAAACGGTACATCATCAAGCAAGGCTTATGGAGACAATATGCCTTCAACCTGGGATCCAATGAATGGCGCAACGCCAAACTATTCATCGGGCGCAACTGACACAGTAACTGTGTCTGCTCGCTCTATTCCAATTGGTGTCGCACAGTATGACCTCTATCGTCCATTCGATAAGGGTACATCACAAGGTGCAGGTTTCATTACCCATGGTTACGTAGAGTACCCAATGGTTAGTGGATTGAACGCTGACGTAACTGTTGGTTCGCTCGTAAGATCGGATAGCATGGGACGTCCAGTTAAGGCAGCGGCAGCGGATTTCTTAGATTCGACTGACGTTTATTCTTACCTCCAGGTTGGTAAGGTTATTGAGGTAGAAAAGTTTGCAACCAACTTTGATGATGGTCTGCTTTCCTACATGCAATTGCCGTCAGACCCAGGTGCTTTGAAGACTGTATACGAGCTCACACGCTCGGGTTCATTCTCAGGTAAACTGGGTATACGTTCTAACTTGGACGTTACAAATGTGGTTGGTGCATTCCGCGTCAACCTCACACTTTAAGAAACAATAGCAGGAGGAAAGATCCTAAGATGAGTAAGACAATCCAAGAGCTCCTCTCGGGTCTCCCAGCATGGGAGACTGTATTAACCGAGGATGGGCACATCGACGAAAACAATAGAGTGACCATCAAAGAGGCTTTTGCATCACCAGATGCAGCAGCACTTTTTCCTAAGGTCATCTCTCGTACACTTAGAGAAGCAGCAGAGCCACAGTTACTCGTGACTCCATTGTTATCAACAGTGCGACTAGGAAAGGGACGCTCCTTGGAGTTTCCAGCCGTAAACGCAATTCAAGCAGCAGAAATTCCAGAAGGACAAGAGTACCCAGAACAGGCACTCGCATTTGCTAAGCAGATTGAAGGCAAAGTCTCGAAGAAGGGCGTCAAGCTCTCCTTCACAGAGGAAGTCATCGCAGACTCCCTTTGGGACATTGTAGGTCTTCATGTTCGCGCAGCAGGTCGTGCAATGGCCCGTTTGAAGGAACAAATTGCCCTTAGCCGTTTCAAGGACGCAGCAACAATTGTGTTCGACAACGACAGTGGTTCATATGATGATACAACCGGTAGAGGGATCGATGGCGCGTTCAACGACACTCTTCACTGGGATGATGTTGTCGACATGGCTGCTGTTCTGATGGCAGAAAATCATGTCCCAACAGACTTTATCCTCCACCCATTGATGTGGTCGGTATTCTTGAAGGATGCGATTTTCCACACTGGTGGATCCGCTGCAGCTGTTAACACAAGCTGGGGCTACCGTCCAGACTCACCAAGTGGTGCACTCAATTCGACAGCCCCAATGGGTCTGAATGTAATTGTCACACCATTCGTAAGCTTCACTGCTAAGTCAGGTGCAACGCCAGCTAAGTCTGACGTGTTCTTGATTGACCGCAACGAAGTTGGTACCCTCCTTGTCAAGGATGAAATGAGCACAGATCAGTTTGATGATCCAACTCGTGACATTCGTCAGATGAAGATGAAAGAGCGTTACGACATCGTAATGCTTGGTGACGGTGAAGGTATCACTGTTGCTAGAAACGTTAATCTTGCTCGTAACTACGAAGTACAAGTTACAAACGAGATGGCATAATAACAAAAACCTTAGGGTTAGTTATAGTTACGAATCCCTAGAGAATGGGGGGTGTGAGAGAAATCTCCACCCCCTATTTTCATATTTCCGTTTTGTTTATTACTATTGATACTAGTTAATAATTTTGGAGAATAATTGTGGCCCTATTTCTCATTGATCAAGCCAAAGTAAATGCGTACAGTGCGTCTATAAAGTTTGGTAGAACAGTAAAAATATCTTCATTAAAAAATGAAAACTTTAAAGTCTATACGGATGCAGCTACTCCGGCACAGGTAAGCGCTCCATTTGAAATTATTAATACAATAAAAGATTATAATCAAATTTCTAGAATTATAAGTCTTTATTGGAAAGCTAATTTAGTTGATGGTCAATCTTATTTTATAAGAATTGAAAACATTGTAGATTCAGCTGGATCAATAGTTCCTTACGAAATCATAAAGTTCACTTATGTTTCTTCGGCTACTCCATCGGACAAAGAATTTGTTGATCCAGGTACGATCCCTGTTTTGATTGAAGATAGATCCGTAAAAACAGAAGTAGACATTAGCTACAATGTTATAGCTAAAAATCCTTTATTCTACATAGAGAATATTGACCCAGTTGATGGTGATTTCTACTTGTCGAATGATTATAACTATGGAAGAGTTACTGTAACCTTTAACGAAAAACCAGCTTCAAACTTTTTAAACAATAGATATTTTTTGTGCCAAAGAAAGAAAATACAAAAAGGTCCTTCTAGGTGGGAAAACATTACCACAAGTGTGAGCACCCATTCTTGGAGGGCAGAAGTGTATATTGACTTCCCTTCGCTAGACGCAACCCCATCGTATTTTACTGCTGATAAAGATTATTTTGAACAAGGTTATAAATATAGAATTAAAATTTCTAAAGATATTGGAATTTAATATGGCTAATTTTGTATACAAAAAAGCTAAAGAATCTTTATTGAATGGTGAATTTAACTTAAGTTCAAATAGCTTAAAAGTTCTTCTTATTGATAAATCTTTATACACACCAAACGAAGACACCGATAGGTATATATCGGATATACCCGCAAGTGCCATAAAAAAAAGATCAAATAGTATAACCAATGTAGTTAACTCTTTAGGTGTGTTAGATGCAGATAATGTTTCTATCAGTGACTATAGCGGTGAAAGCTTTAGTGCAATTGTTTTGTATCAAAGCGGAAGCTCAGATTCCAATTCAAAATTAATATTTTTCATAGATACTTCAAGCGGTCTACCATTTGCAGGATCTAACAGCGACACTCCCGTTACTATAATCTGGAGTGATTCAAATACTAAAATACTTTCCATTTAGGAGTTTTTATGGCCACAAACTATCCAGCATCATTAGATAATTTTGTAAATCCAACAGCTAATGATAACTTAAATTCAACTGTAGTTCCGCATCACAAGCAGCACACTGACTTAAATGATGCAGTAGAAGGAATGCAAACTGTCTTGGGTATCAACCCAGCAGGTTCTCATCTTACGGTTAAGGATAGAATTATTGCAGCAGAGTCAAATATTTCAACTCAATCAGTTTTAAATGGGATGACAGATGTTACTATAAGTTCAGCTGCGAGTGGTCAAGTATTAAGATATAACGGCTCTCAATGGATTAACTACGCAGAGTCAAATCTTGTTGATGGAGGGAATTTTTAAAGATGTCTAATACTCTAAGAATTAAAAGAAGGTCTAGTGCTGGGGCAGCAGGCGCCCCAGGGAGTCTTGAAAACGCTGAGCTAGCATTTAACGAAGCTGACAATACACTTTATTATGGAACTGGAACTGGCGGGGCTGGTGGTAGTGCAACTTCCGTTATTGCTATTGCTGGTTATGGAGCATATGCTACGCTTGGTACAGACCAAACAATATCTGGTAATAAAACTTTTTCTGGAACAATATCTGTTGCAACACCAACTGCAAACGCACACGCCGCTACCAAACTATATGTAGACCAAGCAATGGGTGGAGTCGCTACTGCATTTACTGTAGCCGCCAATACTGGTTCTAATTTAACAATAACCAGTGGAAGTGACACGTTTACAATTGTTGGTGGAACAGGAATAACTACACAAGCTAGTGCTACAGACACTATAACTATAACAAACCAGGGTGTTATTTCTTTAACTGGAACAACCAATGAAGTATCTGTCTCCGCATCAAATGGTGCGGTAACATTGAGTCTTCCAGCCAACGTCACAATTAGTAATAACCTCACTGTAACAGGCGATTTAATCGTTAACGGAAATACAACAACGCTTAACACTGCAACTTTAGTAGTTGAAGATAAGAATATAGTTTTAGCTAACACAGCATCTCCGACAGATGTAACAGCAGATGGTGCTGGGTTCACAGTCAAAGGCGCAACAGATAAAACTTTTAACTGGGTTGATTCAACAGATTCTTGGACATCATCGGAACATGTTGACCTAGTATCAAGTAAAATTTTTAAAATTGATGGGACTTCAGTATTAAGCAACACCACACTTGGTTCAGGTGTTATTAACTCAAGTTTAACGTCGCTTGGTAATGTTGCAACAGGTACTTGGAGTGCAACAACTATAGGGATCGCTTATGGCGGTACTGGTGCAACTGATGCGGCGAATGCAAGGACTAACTTAGGTTTAGTAATTGGCACAAACGTACAAGCTTACGATGCGGAACTAGCAGCAATTGCTGGCTTAACTTCTGAAGCAGATAGAATTCCTTATTTCACTGGAGCAAACACGGCAGCTCTTGCAACTTTTACCGCATTTGGCAGAAGTCTTGTCGATGACATAGATGCATCTGCAGCTAGAACTACACTAGGTCTTGGAACAATTGCGACACAAAATTCAAGCAACGTTTCAATCACAGGTGGTTCTATAGACAATCTAACCTTTGATGGTGGAACCTTTTAAATAAGAAAGGTTTTTAATGGCCGTACCGAATTTAGCGAAAGGGCAAATAGCCCTAGACCCAACCAATGATTTATTGTATTATGTCAACGAATTTAATGCAGTAGTTTCTACATCCTTATCTTGGGTAAAAAATAGTAGCAATATATCTACGACAGAAAATGTTGTTATAAGTGGGGACTTAACTGTGTCTGGTTCAACAGTAACAGTTAACGCGGAAACTCTTCTAATAGAAGATAATATTATAGTTTTAAATACTGGCGTTACTGGTGCTCCAAGTACTAACGCTGGGATAGAAGTAGAACGTGGAACTTCTACCAACGTTCAAATACGCTGGGATGAGTCAACGGATAAGTGGCAACTAACTAATGACGGAACTAATTTTTACGATATTTTGAATTCAAGTGGAATTACTGGCGATCTAACTGGCAATGTAACCGGTAATGTAACCGGTAATTTAACGGGTAATTCTACCGGGACCCACACAGGTGCGGTAGTTGGGAATGCGGATACTGCAACTAAGTTATTAAATGCTAGAACCATATCTTTAACAGGGCCAGTTACTGGGTCAGTGTCTTTTGATGGTACATCTAATGTTTCCATAACGACTTTACTAACAGCAGAATCTTCTGGCATTACTAGCCTTTCAGATGTTACGATTACTTCTGTTGCTAGCGGCGATTTATTAAAATATAATGGAACTAATTGGGTAAATGCAGCAGGGTACGCAACTTTAGATTCTCCAACTTTTACGGGCACAGTAAGTGGTATTACCGCAACGATGATTGGCCTTGGGTCAGTCAATAATACTTCTGACACGGCAAAACCAGTTTCTACCGCACAACAAACTGCACTTGACCTCAAGGCCGATATTGCTTCACCCACTTTTACGGGCAACGTTTCTGGTATCACCAAAACGATGGTAGGTTTAAGTTTGGTTGATAATACCGCAGATACGGCAAAGCCTGTGTCTACTGCGCAACAGACGGCTATTGACCTTAAGGCGAATATTGCTTCACCTACATTTACTGGAAATGTTTCTGGCATTACCGCAACTATGATTGGTCTTGGGTCTGTAGACAACACTTCAGATACCGCAAAACCTATATCAACAGCTACGCAAACTGCCCTCGACCTTAAGGCGCCCCTCGCTTCACCTACTTTTACAGGTAATGTAAATACGTCTATATTATTTGTAGACAGCATAGAGGTCGACACAACAGGCGCGACTAGTGGCCAAGTTCTTAAATTTAATGGAACAAAATTTACACCTGCCGCAGATAATGTGGCAACAGCTGGCAGCCTCAACATAACGGATTTAGCTGATGTACTCGTCTCAAATATATCAAACGGTGAAATTCTAAAGTGGAACAACAGCAGTTCAAAGTGGGTTAATTCAGCCGACAATGCTGGAACAGTTATCAACGCCCTTGATGATATTAGTGATGTAACAATTACTTCGGCAGCCACGGGTGATCTTCTCAAATGGAGTGGTTCAGCTTGGGTCAATGCCGCAGGTTATGCAACACTTGCATCTCCAACTTTTACTGGTAATGTTTCTGGAATAACTAAGGCAATGGTTGGCCTAGGTTCGGTTGACAACACTGCTGATACTGCAAAACCAGTTTCAACATTTCAACAAACAGCTCTTGATCTAAAAGCAAATATCGCTTCTCCAACATTTACAGGAAGTGTAACAATCCCCGCAGGTGCTTCCATTTCGGGTTTTGCAACACTTGCATCCCCAGATTTAACCGGAACACCAACTGCGCCTACAGCAACATTGGCAACTAATACAACACAAATTGCTACTACGGCATTTGTTCGAGCAGAGGTTGCAGCACTTGTAAATAGTGCTGGTGCGACCTTGGATACCCTTGGGGAGATTGCCACCGCACTTGGAAACGACGCTGCTCTATCCACAACACTTACGAACAGCATTGCCCTAAAAGCACCCCTTGCTTCACCAACTTTTACGGGCACCGTAACAATTCCAGCAGGTGCATCTATCTCAGGTTTTGCAACCTTGGATTCACCAACATTTACTGGAACGGTAATTCTTCCTGGAAATACAGTTACATCTTCAATGATTTTAGATGGGACTATTGTTGATATTGATATTAATTCTTCTGCGGCAATTGCATATAGTAAACTATCATTAAGCAACTCTATCACCACAACTGACTTGGTGTCTGGTCCAGCTAGAGGTGGTTTTAATTCTACTTTAAATGCGCAAACTGCAAGCTATACTTTACAGGCTACAGATTTAGCTAAATTGGTAACTATTGATTCTGCTTCTAATACAACAGTAACTGTACCTGATATTTTATCTGTTGGAGATAGAATAGACGTTTTAAGAAAACATCTTACCGGTGAAGTAACTTTAGCTGGAGATACCGGAGTAACGGTGAATGGTACTCCTGGGCTCAAGTTGCGTGCACAGTGGTCAGGTGCTACACTGGTTAAGTTGGCCGCCAACACTTGGGTGGTAATGGGTGATCTAAAGGCTTAATTATGACAGTTCCAATAGGTAGTTCGGGCCGGCTCAAGAAGAGCCGCTAAGCCTGCGATAGCCCAAGGCACAACACAGGCTAACGCAAACGCCGCGATCATTGCGGCAGGACATGTTGTGGGAACTGTTGTAAGCGCAGCCACCCAAGATGCTACCTTAGACCAAAAAGTTCTCACAGCCTTAACAGATACTGCAGTCGTCCCATTGGGCACAAGTATAAATTATGAATATGGGATTTTTTCTCCACCAAGTTTTTTTGGTCCGCCAGGTTTCTTTTCCCCACCAGATTTCTTTTCCCCGCCAGATTTCTTTTCCCCACCAGGTTTCCCTGATCCACCACCACCACCATGCCCTAACTGTGGAGATATTGGCCCATGTTGCGGTATGTGTGCGGGTGTAAAGTCTCCATACTTCTCTTGCATCTAAAGGCTTAGTAGTATAAAATAGACTTAGTAGTATAAAATCAAAAAATGAAAGGAAAATAAACCATGAGCGACATAAACAAAGATAACTTTTGGACAGACTTAACTCCAACTTTTGACCAAACTGAAGAAATGTTTTTTGCGGGTTGGAGTGCTTTTGAAACACGATTTGGTGAATACGGCACTCCTGGGTTCACCGAGTTGGTGGCTCCAGCAAAATCAAATATGTTTGGTCATAATGATTTTCAAGATGTCTACTATATTTTTTACCGTGGAGAAGACGGAAAATTACTTTTTATTTCAGGAAGATATTATGACCAATCCAATAAGCGAAAACCTTTTATTTTTATGGCTCACCCAGACCATCAACGCCAAGGCCTTGGAACACTAATGCTTAATTATATAGAGGAAAAATTTATTGCCGAAGAGGGAAGTAGGTACGGTTTTACCGACACTGAATTTGCTGAAATGCCTAGAGCGCAACGTGCATCGCTAACAGTTCCCGATATTTATAAAGATGTTGTGGTATCTGATTCGGCAGCATCATTTGTCAACAAAACGGTTAATCAATTTTTTACTGAATAAGACATTAAGGAGAAATAATATGTCAGCGTATCAAGAGTGGAAAAAAAATTTAGGCACAACACGTCCTTGGGATTTAATTAATCCTAATGCTGAAAAGGTTGATAGTGCAGAAGAAGGTGCTCGCTTTGCCATATGCGAAGAGTGCCCAGAGTTGATAAAAACCACCAATCAATGTAAACAGTGTGGATGTTTTATGAAATTAAAGGTTAAACTAAAAGAAGCAAAGTGCCCACTAGATAAGTGGTAAATTTTGTGAATGAAAAAATATTTATAGCCATTCCAGCATTTCAAGAAGAAGATCTTTTAAACACAGTAAAAAGTATTTATGAAACCGCTGAAAAGCCAGAAAACGTTTATATTGGTATCTGTAATCAAAGATTAGATAATAATTTTGAAGATTTTTCAGAATATCCTAATGTAAGAACGGCCAACTTAACTACTCCTTTTCCTTTTGGATTAGGTATGGGGTTTTTATTATCCACGTGGTTAATGGATGATGAACATTATGTCATGAGGATAGATCGGGCATATGAGGTTTAAGGCAAAATGGGATAAAACTTTAAAAGATTATCATAATTTAATACTAAAAACGTATTGCTATAATATAATTATTAGTTCAAGGACACCTTGGTTTGAAAAAAAAGAAAATGGCGATTTGATATACCACACTGATGCTTACGTGCAGCCATCGGACATAGCCAAAGGAAATATAGAAGTTTTAATAAAGCTAAATAATAGCAAAGAAATATACAAAGATAAAGAAGTGCCCGTAAATTGGTCAGAAAAAGAATATGCACAATCTCATTTTGTAAGTGGACATTTTATTTTTTCTACATCCGATTTTTTTAAAGATATAATACCAGATCCAAGAATTCTTATGTTTGGTGAAGAGCATACCTTTGCTTTAAGAGCATGGACTAATGACTATAGGATATTTACAGTTAAGGAAACTGTAGTATTTCACTTAGGAAAAAATTCAGAATATAGGCAAACTTTAGGTGTTGGTGATTTTGCAAACCAATATGATAAAATTGATCATTCCCGGTCTAATGAGGCACAACGCAAGGCATTTTAATAAAGTTTTGCTAGGTCAAGAATTTGGCCCACTCGCTGCAAAGAATGAAGAAAAATACTTAGAGTACATGGAAGCTATGGGCTACTCATATAGAGACTTAATAAACCAGGATACTAACATTTGACGAAAGAGTATTTTGTGTAGTATCATATATCTACTTAAGCATAAAGGGTATAAATATGTATACAGCACCAGAACCTATTGAAGAAATTGATTTTTTAATACAAAAACAAGAAAATGTCTTTTTTGCATTTGTTGTTAATGACACTATTGTTTTAAAAGTGCCAGTTCCTGTCCATGAAGAACTTGCTATTAGTGTTTTATCATCCAACCCAAAAGTGTATAGAATTCCTGAAGAAACAGCTGAAAGCGTTCAAGTTGGGTGGATTTTAAAGGATGAAAATCAAGAAGATAAGTTGGATTAATTATGCTTAATTTTAAAGATCCAGCATACGCTGACGGTGTAGTAACTGATCCGGGTTTTAGTAAAGTAGCCCAAGATATATATATGGTCCAATTCTGGAAAGAAGATTTCTGTAATCAATTAATAGAAAAAATAGATAAAGCCTATATAGATAATTCTGGCTCTATTGATTATATTGATAATATACCAGCAAACGATCTTCCAATCGATTATGTTTCTGATACTCTTTTTGACGACTACTGCCTTCATTCTAAAACTTTAATACTTCCTATTGTCAATGATGCGTTTTTCGGCGATTATAATAAAAAAGTTGCTGATAATAATGATAGAGCGGAGAATGCACCCATCGGTGCAGAGAACTGGTTCAACGGTTGGCAAAGACCAATTTTCGGAAAATACCAAAAAGGCATTCACGAAAGCATAAGAATGCATTTTGATTCAGGTATTATAAGTTTTTCTATAAAATTAAATAATAATTATGACGGGGGACTATTAAACTTTCCAAGGCAGGGTTACAGTAATATCGATGCTCCTGTCGGCAGCATGCTATTCTGGCCTTCTAACCCAAGCCATATTCATGAAAGTACTCCAATCCAAAGTGGATCTAAATATTTTTTAGCAAATTGGAGCATGCCCTATGAATATACCGGCGCTTTATGGAGATCATACGGACAAATATAATAGAGTATAGAATTAATTATATTTATAACCTATTACTATAATACAAGAATTAATGTACTTAAGGAAGAGGTAGCTCGTGGCTTATAGCGGCTCTAAATTTGCAACAAATAATACGCTTTTAATTAAAAGATCAGATGAAGCTGATAATACGCCTTCTTCACTTGCTGAAGGCGAATTGGCCATCAACGTTGTCGACGGTAAATTGTTTTATAAAAACAAAACAGCAAATGCTATAATACGGAGTTAATTTAATATCTAATGTTATTGGCACAGCAAACCAAGTCACGGTTTCGGCCAATGCCACTTCTGGAGTTTATACCCTAAGTCTTCCATCTACTATCCAGACTAGTCAGGCTAATGTTTCAACTCTATTTGTTGACGGAATTGAAATTGACACAACTGGAGCTACTACCAATCAAGTATTAAAATTTAATGGAACTAAATTTGCCCCTGATACCGACACTGGTTTAGCTGGTACGGTTTATACTTCAACCATAGGCGATGGTAGCACTACTAGTTTTACTATTACCCACCAGCTGGGAACAAGAGATGTTGTTGTTGTTGCACGAAACGCAGCAAGCCCATATGAAGTAATTGACGTTCGTTGGGAAGCCACGACAACTGGAACAGTTACTTTAGATTTTTCAGCTGCACCATCAGCTAGCTCGGTTAGAGTTGGCGTTTATGCAGCAGTTGCTGGCTCAACAATAACAATTGGTTCAATTGACGATCTAGGCGACGTTACATTGACTTCAGCTGCCAATGGAGACTTCCTCCGTTATAATGGTTCAGCTTGGATCAACGATGCAGTAAACCTTTCAACAGATACTATTGGCGACTATGTTTCTAGCTTAGTGGCTGGAACGGCAATCACCCTCTCCAATAATAGCGGCGAAGGCTCTACTCCAACAATAGCAGTAACAGCCAATACTTTTGATTCTTTCGGCGCCGCTTCAAGTGCTCAAACGGCAGCACAAACTTTTGCTACAAACTTGGTTGCAAACGTAGCTACTTCATTTGAAGTTGCAGGCGATTCTGGTACAAGCAAGACAATTACTTCTGGCTCAGATACGCTTAGCATTTTAGGTGGAACTGGTTTAACATCTGTAACTTCAAATACAGATACAGTTACACTTAATCTTGACAGCACCGCAGTTACAGCAGGCTCTTATGGGAATGCAAGCACAGTCCCAAACTACACGGTTGATGCTCAAGGTCGTTTGACGGCAGCAGCTAATACCGCAATTAGCATTCTTGCTAGTCAGGTTTCAGATTTCCAAGGAAACGTTAGAGCACAAATTAGTGCTGGCGGAGATCTTGCCTACAACTCGACTACAGGTGTTATTAGCTTTACAAATGACGCTGGAGATATTGAATCAGTTACTGCTGGCACTGGACTCACTGGCGGTGGCACTTCTGGAGCAGTTACTCTCGATCTTGCTAGTACTGCAGTAACTGCTGGTTCTTATGGTAACGCGAGTACAGTCCCGAACTACACCGTCGATGCACAGGGTCGTTTGACTGCTGCAGCAAATACTGCAATCAACATTCTTGCAAGCCAGGTAAGTGACCTTTCTTCAAATGCTGTAACATCTTTGACTGGAACCGCCAATGAAGTTGAGGTTTCTTCTTCTGCCGGCGCTGTAACAATTGGTCTTCCATCAAACGTAACAATAGGTCAAGACCTTACCGTTACAGGTAACCTTACTGTACAGGGTAACACGACAACTTTAAATACAGAAACCCTTGCAATAGAAGATAATAAAGTTCTTCTGAATTCAAGCGTAACTGGTTCACCATCAGCAGATGCTGGACTTGAAATCGAACGTGGTACTTCAACAAATGTTGAACTTCGTTGGAGCGAATCTGCCGACAAGTGGCAGTTCACAAATGATGGATCAACCTATGTAAATATTGCAAGCAATACAGATGTAGAAACTGCAATATCAAATGTAAGTAACACGATTGCTAATATCGCAACATCGTTTACGGTTGCTGGGGATTCTGGTTCAAGCCAAACAATAACTTCAGGTACTGATACACTAACAATTTCTGGTGGCACAGGTTTGAGTTCTGTAGCAGGAGCAACTGACACAATCACACTTAATCTTGATAGTACTGCAGTTACAGCAGGATCGTATGGTGCTGCTAATACCGTTGCAGGTTTTACGGTCGATGCACAGGGTCGTTTAACGGCTGCTAGTAATTCAGCAATAAGCATTCTTGCTAGTCAAGTCTCAGATTTTACAGCAAATACAAGAGCGCAAGTAAGTGCCACTGGCAACATTGCATACAATTCGAGCACAGGTGTATTTAGCTTAACAAATGATGGTGCTGATATTACAGCAGTCACAGCAGGAACTGGTTTAACGGGTGGCGGCACTTCTGGTTCAGTTACCCTTGATCTTGCTAACACTGCTGTTACAGCTGGCTCTTATGGTGGCGCAGGGACTGTTGGAACTTTCACAGTTGACGCACAAGGTCGCTTAACTGCTGCTGCTAACTCAACAATTTCAATTACAGCTTCACAGATCAGCGACAAGAGCACAAACCTTGTTACTGGTTTGACAGGAACTGCTGGTGAAATTACAGTCTCAAACTCTGGCGTTGGTGCGGTAACATTAAGTCTTCCAGCTAACGTAACTATTTCAAATAACTTAGTTGTTACTGGAGACTTGACAGTTAGTGGTAATACAACAACTGTTAACACGGAACAGTTGAACGTTGAAGATAATATTATTACATTAAACTCTGGTGTTACAGGTGCCCCAACATTAAATAGTGGCATAGAAGTCAATAGAGGAACATCAACAGATGTATCAATTCTTTGGAACGAAACTACAGATAAGTGGACATTCACAAATGATGGAACTAACTATGCTAACCTTGGAGACGTAACTGCAGCTGCTCTTATCGCAGCAGCTGGTGGAGACGGAACCAATGGTCAAGCACTTACAACTAATGGTTCTGGAGTATTAGATTTTACTACAATTATTGGCACAACAGAAGCTTCTATCATTTCAGCAGTTGGTGCTGACGGAGCTAACGGTGCAGTATTAATGACCAATGGTGCTGGGGATCTTACTTTCACTACTTTGACAGCAGGAAAGATTTCAGACTTTACAACTAACACCAGAGCCCAAATCAGTGTTGCAGGAGATCTTGCCTACAATAGTTCAACCGGTGTTATCAGCTTTACTAACGATGCAGGTGACATTGAGTCAGTTACTGCAGGAACTGGTCTTAGCGGTGGTGGCACTTCTGGTGCAGTTACCCTTAACTTGGCTTCAACAGCCGTTACAGCTGGCTCGTATGGCAATGCTTCTACGGTACCAAACTATACAGTTGATGCGCAGGGTCGTTTGACGGCCGCAGCAAATACAGCGATTAGTATTCTTGCAAGTCAAGTCTCAGATTTCCAAGCAAACACAAGAGCACAGATAAGCGTTTCTGGGGACCTTGCTTACAACACTTCAACTGGTGTTATTAGCTTTACTAATGACGCAGGTGACATTGAGTCGGTCACCGCTGGAACAGGCCTTAGTGGTGGTGGTACTTCTGGAGCTGTAACTTTAGATCTCGCCAATACCGCCGTTACAGCTGGTTCATATGGGAACGCAAGCACAGTTTCAACCTTTACTGTAGATGCGCAAGGCCGTTTAACAACAGCAGGCAATACTGCAATCTCAGTAACCGCCTCACAAATTAGCGACAAGGGAACAAACCTTGTTACTGGCTTGACTGGAACGGCAAATGAGATCACGGTTTCGAACTCTGGCGTTGGAGCAGTAACCCTTAGTCTTCCAGCTAACGTTACGATTTCTAATAATCTTACTGTTACTGGTAACTTTACGGTTAATGGAAATGTCACAACTCTTAATACTGAAACTTTAGCTGTTGAAGATAATATTATTGTTCTTAATAGCAATGTTACAGGAAGCCCAGCCCTTAATGCTGGACTTGAAGTTGAGCGTGGCACTTCTGACAATGTTCAATTACGTTGGGACGAAACTTCAGACAAGTGGCAGTTCACTAATGATGGAACTACTTATGTCAACATTGCTAGCAATTCAGACATTGCAAACGTAGCAACATCGTTTACAGTTGCAGGTGATTCTGGAACAAGCCAAACAATTAGTTCAGGTACCGATACCTTAACAATATCTGGTGGCACAGGTTTGAGTTCTGTTGCAAGTGCAACTGATACCATAACCTTAAACCTTGATAGCACAGCGGTAACAGCTGGTAGCTATGGCAACGCAAATACGGTTCCAAACTATACGGTAGATGCGCAAGGTCGTTTGACTGCAGCTGCTAACACATCAATAAGCATTCTTGCTAGTCAAGTCTCAGACTTCACTGCCAACACAAGAGCTCAGATAAGCGTTGCTGGCGATCTTGCCTACAATTCGAGCACTGGCGTAATCAGCTTTACCAATGATGCTGGTGACATCGAGTCAGTAACGGCTGGCACTGGTTTAACAGGTGGTGGCACCTCTGGTGCTGTTACTCTTGACTTGGCCTCGACAGCCGTTACAGCTGGTAGCTATGGTAGCTCGTCTTCAGTAGGAACATTCACTGTAGATGCTCAGGGACGCTTAACAGCAGCTTCTAACTCGTCTATCTCGATTACTGCTAGCCAGGTCTCAGACTTCACTGAGGCAGCTCAGGACGCCGTAGAAGGCGCGATAACGGCAGGTACGGGTGTAACCAAGGCCTATAACGACAGTGCTAATACAATTAGCCTTTCAATTGGCCAGGATGTTGCCACTTCGGCTTCAGTAACCTTTGCTGGCATAGCAACTGGTGCCATAACATTAGATTCAGGAACTGGTGAACTTAACACTTCAACCCAGGTTGTTACCGTGAACACGGTCACAACAGTTGATAGCTTTGACAAGACAGTCTACAGAACAGCTAAGTACCTTGTCCAAGTAACTCAGGGATCAAAGTATACGACTTCAGAGGTATTACTTGCTCATGATGGAACAACATCTTACTTGTCAGAATATGCAGTGATTGAATTGGGCGGAACAGTTATTCCTTTAACAGTCTCAACTTCGATTTCCGCATCAAATGTATTATTAAGAGTGACAATTACAGACGCCGCATCAACAAATGCAACAGTCAAGGTAGCAAGAACACTTATAGCAGTGTGATATAATAGTAATTAAGTTTTAAAATATAAAACTAGAGGGACAGTGAACTTTAGTGGCAGATAAAGATTTTGTAGTCAAGCATGGATTAGTAGTTGGCGACACCGCTACGATCAATGGCGTACAAATTGATCTGTCTGGCGCTACTCCCAACCAGGTTTTAAAATTTGATGGCACTAAGTTTGCACCTGCATCAGAAGGTGACATTAGCGGCACAGTTTATACTGCCACTATAGGTGACGGAACAAATTCAAGCTATGTAATTACACATGGATTTGGAACAAGAAACGTTGTTGTAGTAATCAGAAACGCTGCATCACCATACGAAGTAATTAATGCTCGTTGGGAAGCAACAACTACCAACACAATCACAGTTGATTTTAGTTCTCCTGTTACTTCTGAGTCTGTTATTGTTTCAGTTTATGGTGCGGTAACAGGCGTATCAACAGGGTCATCTTATTATCAGACTATTGGTAATGGAACAGATTCAAGTTTTACACTTACGCATAACTTTAATACTAGAGATGTTGTAGTTACTGCAAGAAATGCAGTAAGTCCCTATGAGGTGATCAATGCTCGTTGGGAAGCAGAAACTGCCAACACTGTAGTATTAGATTTTTCAGTTGCTCCTTCCTCTAGTTCAGTAAGAGTTGGTGTATACGCAACTGTTAGTGGGACTGCAGTTGCATCAATTGATGACTTAAGCGATGTAACTATTACATCGTCAACAACTGGTGACTTACTCAAATGGAGTGGATCAGCTTGGGTAAATGCTTCTGGTTACGCCACATTAGCTAGCCCAACTTTCACAGGTAATGTTTCTGGCATAACAAAGACAATGGTTGGCCTTGGTTCCGTAGATAATACGGCCGACACCGCTAAGCCAGTTTCTACCGTACAACAAACCGCACTTGATCTCAAAGCAAATTTAGCTTCACCAGCACTTACAGGAACGCCCACTGCTCCTACAGCAAACGCAGCAACTAATACGACACAAATTGCAACTACTGCGTTTGTAACCACGGCAGTTAGCGGTGTTTCTGGTGGTGGCGGAGATTCAATATCACCTTTTCTATTAATGGGAGCATAAAATGGCAACAACATACAAAGTATTAGGACAATCCAATCCATCGGCAACAACTGCAACTACGCTGTACACGGTTCCGGCGGCTACATCTACCATTGTTTCTACTATTGCTGTGGCAAACTTGGGTACTTCTGGAACTTACCGTATTGCTATCCGACCTGCTGGTGCGTCTCTTGCTAACCAACATTACATTGCTTACGATGGAACATTGAACGCAAATGACACAATTACATACACGCTTGGTATCACGCTCGCTACTACTGATGTGATTACGGTGTACGCCTCAAGTGCGTCGTTTGCTTTTAGTGCCTTTGGAAGTGAGATTAGTTAATGGCAGTCAGGCTTGGAAGTAATGCGCCTGTTGGGTTGAGCAGAGAAAGACTTCTTCGTTCTACTGCCCGCGTTGTGAGCCAACCCGCTGCATGGACAAGACCTGCTGATTGGGTTGCTTTTACAACCCCAACTTCTGCCGAACAGAAAGTGATTGGTGTTGTTGCTGTATACGACCAAGATTCCAATTATATTGCGCTTGCTTGCACGGTCACTGGTGGCTACACAGTGGATTGGGGTGATGGTACTTCCACAACTCACACAAGTGCTGCGACTGCACAGAAGAATTATGTGTTTGGTGATTTGTCGGCAGGAACATTGAGTTCTCGTGGTTATCGTCAGGCAGTTATCACTGTTACGCCAACTACTGGTGGGGCAACTTTTTCTGCAATAAACTTAAATCGTAGGCATAGCGCAACTCCTAATACCACAAACATAACGAATCCGTGGTTGGACGTTGCTGTTGCTGCACCGAATGCTACAACAGTTGAGTTTTCTAATTCGTCTGGTGGTACTAGGACTTCTAGTATGTATTTGTGCGAGCAGGTGACGATTGTCGCTCACAATACAACAAACATGGCTAGCATGTTTCGTGATTTCCGTGTACTGCAATCGGTACCGTTGTTCAATACTGCATCGGTGACAAGCATGAGTGCAATGTTCTATGATTGCCATTCGTTGCAATCTGTACCACTATTTAACACTGCATCGGTGACAAGCATGAGTGCAATGTTCTATCATTGCTATTCTTTGCAAACAGTACCACTATTCAATACCGCCTCAGCGACAAACATGAGCAATATGTTTGAAGGTTGTCTTTCGTTGCAAACGGTACCACTATTCAATACTGCATCAGTGACAGGCATGACCAATATGTTTGAAGGTTGTCTTTCGTTGCAAACGGTACCACTATTCAATACTGCATCAGTGACAGGCATGACCAATATGTTTGGTAATTGCTATTCGTTGCAGTCGGTTCCGCTATTTAACACTGCATCAGTGACAAACATGAGCAATATGTTTAGTGGTTGTGTTTCGTTGCAAACGGTACCACTATTCAATACCGCCTCAGCGACAAACATGAGCAGTATGTTTAGTGGTTGTGTTTCGTTGCAAACGGTACCACTGTTCAATACCGCATCGGTGACAAGCATGAGCAGTATGTTTAATAATTGCTATTCGTTGGAATCTGTACCATTGTTCAATACCGCATCAGTGACAAGCATGAGCAGTATGTTTTTGGACTGCAATTCGTTGCAAACGGTACCACTGTTCAACACTGCATCGGTGACAAGCATGAGCAGTATGTTTAATAATTGCTATTCGTTGCAATCTGTACCATTGTTCAATACCGCATCAGTGACAATCATGCAAAGTATGTTTAGTACTTGCTATTTGTTGCAAACGGTACCACTATTTAACACTGCCTCGGTGACATGGGTGAGTAGTATGTTTAATGGTTGTTCTTCGTTGCAAAACATTCCCGAATTAAATTTGACAAAAGTTTCTACTTCCTCAAACAATGCCATGGGGTTTGGTAACGCAACAGCGACAAGCGCAACATCAAACTTGGGTCAAGCGAAACTCACTGGCAACCGTTGGACTCAAACATTTCAGAACTGCAAAATGGGTGCAGCGCAACTAAACGAAATGTATACAGCACTTGCGGTACTGAACCCCAATGTCACCAATGTGACAGCAGCAGCAGGCGTTGTCACTTACACCGTTGATGACATTAGGGCGTTCGTAGCAGCCCGCACCGTGACCATTACAGGTGTAAACCCAGTTGCCTACAATTTGACGAGTGTGACCGTAGGAACTGTCACCGCAGGTGCTGGAACTACAGGAACATTCACCGTCACCAACGCCGCTACTGGAGCATATGTTTCTGGTGGTGTCGCATCAATAACAGACAACCGAACAATCACGGTTACTAGTAACCCAGGAGTTTCTGGAGACGACACAACAATCGCCACGAACAAGGGATGGACGGTAACTGGATGAGCGACAACACTTCAGGTTTTTATAAATTTGAAAGCGAAACACTTCACCACGGTCCAAACTATGTCCTTGCGCCCGAATACGAACTGCTCAAGGAAACCAAAGACGACCAAACTTACCCAATAGACGGATGGTATTGGTTTGATTCCATTGAAGAAGCCAGAGAGTTCTATAATATTGCTGCGCCCATAATTGAAGAATCAGAAACGTCTGACCTATTTTAAATGCCCGAGCAAAACTTGACAACTGATTATATATAAGCTAATATTTTTATATGTCTGCAGAAGAGCAACAAATAAAAATAAACCCTCGGTAAGACTTCTCATGATGAAGAAATAGTTTCACATTTAGTGATTAACGGATTTACAATTAATCCAGTAAAAGATAAAAAAGTATTTGAAATCTTTATTAATTCTTTATGTGAAATTTATGATCAAAAACATTTTTGCGATCACCAACCTCATCTTAAAATTATACATAAACACTATTTAGGAAAACAAATAGGAAAACCTTCGATCTCATATATATCAAATGAATCGTTTAAAGGTTTAATTCGGATTTGCAGTACTAGACAATGGTTATTTTGTCATAAAAATTTGGGACGATATTTATCCAGCTGAAATTCAATTTGATTTATACCTAGATGAAAAAATGGAAGATTGTTCAATAATAATTGATCATCTATCGTGTCCCGCAAAACCATTTGATGGGATGGGTATGTTTAATCACACTTACTCACTAACTCATTCTGTAAAAAATAAAACGTTTATTTCTAAACGTGATAATAAAATACCAATGTATTTTGTTAATGAAGCATATAACGAAATAGAATTTAATAGACAAGGTGAAAATTATTCTATAATTTTAAATCAACTAAAAGAGATTGAGTGTCATTTTTGCACTTTAGAAGCTAGTAATTTAATTTTTATTCATTATCCAAGAAAAATTGTAGCAGTATGCAATGATCATATAAATAAAGGTTCAAAAAAAGAATTTAATTTTAAATCTGAAGAAGGTATCGATCTAAGGCGCGTAATAAGTTCTAAAATTAAAAAAATAACGCATGTAGTAGATGGTGAGATTGTTACGCAAAATATATTTGCAACAGATCTTGACCTAGACTAAAAAATACTCTATAATAGACTATATGCCTGTAGAAGAACAACCAATAAACATAACAATCCCTAAAGAAAAGCTTCAAGAGTGGAATGTATTTTTTGCTCTCCCATGTTATGATTCACACGTAACAGAACCTTTTATGATGAGCTTTTTGCAAGCTTGTCTTTATTTTAAAGAAATAGGTTTAAAGTATTCAGTCTGCACAATATCTGATTCTTTAATCAACCGCGCAAGAAACAACTTGGTTGCCAAGTTCATGGGTAGTCCAGACTTTACCCACATGGTATTTATAGATGTCGATCTTCAATTTGACAAAGAAGCTATATTAAAGTTATTGTGGCACGATAAGGATGTCATGACTGCGTCTTATCCAATCAAGGAAATTAATTGGGATAAAGTAAAAGAAGGTGCACAAGCCGACTTGCCGGCCCAAGATCTTATGGAATACGCTACAAGATATGTAGTCCATATGACCAAGCCAGGAGAAACTCAATTAAATATTGATAATGGCGCAATCGAATGCTATGAAGCAGGAACTGGCTTTATGCTTATCAAGCGTCAAGTATTTGACAAAATGTTTAAAAAGTACAAAAAGTTAAAATACAAAGATGATACAGGAGCTTTGCACGGCGAAGAAACAGAAAACGCCTACGCTTTGTTTAATTCTTATGTAGATGATGATGGAAGATTCTTGTCTGAGGATTATGGTTTTTGTAGATATTGGCAAAAGATGGGGGGAAAGATTTGGGTTGACCCAACTATTAACTTGACCCATTTTGGACGCATTAAATATACTGGTAAAATGTTAGAATTTTTAAAGAGAATAACACAATAAATATGGATGAAGACAGTAAATGTTTTATTAAAATAAATAATTCAATTGTAATTTATCGTAATGGTATAGAAAATCCAAAAAAAGTTCTTAACCAAATAAATACTTTATCAGAATTAAATACAGAATACGCATGGAGAGACAGCTTAATTTATCATGGGGATAAAACTAAAGAAAAAGTAAATTCTTTTAGAAGTAGTAAACAAATAGATTTTTTTAGATCAAATGAGTCTAATGAAGTAAATTATTTATCTAGCTCAATCTTTAATGTTATAGATCGTTCATTTTCTGCTGCTCTTAGAGACTACACGCAGAGAATCGGCATTGCCATAAAGGCATATGAGCAAGATCGATACAGCACATTAAAATACGAATTAGGAGATTTTTTTTCTGTTCACTTAGATACTTCTCCAATTTTATCTCGTGTTATATCTGGTTTGGTGTATTTAAATGATGATTATGATGGTGGGATTCTAGAATTCCCAAAAATTGGGCTAGAATTAAAGCCAAAAGAAGGAGATATAATCTTCTTTCCATCCCAGGTGCCTTTCTTTCATCAAAGTACTCCAATTACAAAAGGTATAAAATATGCGGCAGTTGCTTGGTGGAATTAATTTTACATATATTTGATTAAGGCTATTACTATTAGTTTAGTTTTTATTATAAACAAAATAGGAGTAATATGGCCCGCCTAAGGATTGAAACCGCACCAGAAATTACAGTATATGATGAATCTTTTGTCATCAAAGCAGCTACTGGAGCAAGCGCTCCATTAGCAGAATTTAAAAACTCGTCTGGCACAGTTGTTGGCAATATAGCGGTAGATGGTACGTTAAACGTTACTTCTGTTGTTACTTCAAACGCAGGAACAAGTTCGACATCCTTGGCCACAAGAGGCTATGTTGATACGGTAGCCGCTGGTTTGAATTGGCATGATGCAGTAGCCTATGCTACAGCAGCAGCTCTTCCTACTTGCACTTATGCAAACGGAACTGCTGGAGTAGGAGCAACTCTCACTGGTGATGCCAATGGGAGACTAACTGTTGATGGAACTTCTCAAACTACTGGCAAAAGCATCTTGGTAAAAAACCAAGCAACTGCAACACAAAACGGAATATACATAATTACAGCACAAGGCGATGCATCTAACCCATTTGTGTTAACTCGTCGTGCGGATTCCAATAATAGTGTTGCTGGTCAAGTTTCTGCTGGCGATTCAGTATACGTAGTAGCTGGGAGTAGCAATGGTGGTCAAGCATTTATCTTAACTACCACTGGAACTGGTACAAACGATGCAATTGTTTTAGGAACAGATAATCTTAGCTTTTCTCAATTTACCGGTACCGCAGCATTTGTAGTGGGTGACGGCATGGTCAAGACTGGCAATTCTATAGATGTTGTTTCTGCAAATGGAACAAGAATAGTTGTTAATGCGGATAGTATTGATCTTGCTACAGTAGCTCAATCAAATACTTCAGGCGCAAATACAACCAGTTTTGTTAGCAATTTTACTGTAGACGATTATGGTAGAATTTCTGGCAAAGAGACATCTAGCGTATCATTCACTGGTTACGCAACATTAGCTAGCCCAGGTTTAACTGGAGTCCCTACTGCACCGACCGCAGCAAACGCTACTAGCAACACTCAGTTGGCAACTACCGCATTCGTGCAAAACGCTGCAACAATAGCTGTTTCTGATGCTGGCAACAACGCAGTTCTAAAATCGCTAATCGATGCTAAAGGTGATCTTGTTGTCGGAACAGCTGACAATACAGTTAATCGCTTAGCTGTTGGAACAGATGGAAACTTTTTAAGAGCAAACTCGTCGGCTACATCAGGTCTTGAATGGGGTTCAATCCCAACTATCAATGACATTGATGACGTTGGCGGAGTGACAATTACTTCAGTTGCAAGTGGTCAGTTTCTTAAGTATAACGGTTCAGCTTGGGTTAACGCTAGCCTCACTGAGACGTTAGGGATAACAGATCTTTCTGATGTTACAATTACCACAGCAGCAACAAATCAACTTCTATCATATAACGGTTCTGCTTGGGTTAATACTTCTAATCCAACAGTAGCTGGAAACTTAACCGTTTCTGGTAACTTAACAGTTTCAGGAACTACCACAAGTATCAACACAGAGACTTTAACAATCGATGACAACATTATTGTATTAAATAATAATGAAGCAGGCACTCCATCGGTTAATGCTGGGATCGAAGTAGAACGCGGAACTTCAACAAACGTAGTACTTCGTTGGAATGAAACAACAGACTGTTGGGAATTCACAAATGACGGCACTAACTACCAGAGAATTATTACTGACACAGTCACTAACGCTCAGGCAGCTAGCTATACACTAGTATTAGCAGACAGCGGAAAGATGATCGAAATGGGGAATGCTTCAGCCAATACGCTGACATTGCCACCTAACTCTTCAGTAGCTTTTCCGGTAGGGACTACTCTCACAGTCCTTCAAACATTAGCTGGCCAGTGCACACTTACGGCAGGAGCAGGAGTAACACTAAACGGTACTCCTGGTCTTAAGTTGCGTGCACAGTGGTCATCTGCTACACTTATTAAACGCGCAACTGATACATGGGTTGCTTTAGGAGATTTGGTAGCATAATATGGCTGAAAATACTGGTAAAAAGCAAAATAGAAAAAACGCTAAGCCTGCAATAGCCCAAGGCACTACTAGGGCAGCAGCAAATGCTGCGATCATTGCGGCAGGCCATGTTGTGGGCACCGTTGTAACTACTTCTACTCAAGACATCAATCTTAATGACAAAGTTGTTACAGCCTTAACAGATACTTCGGTAGTATTACTTGGCACAGCTATAAATTATGATTATGGAGTTTTTTCTCCACCAAGTTTTTTTGGTCCACCAAGTTTCTTTTCCCCACCAGGCTTCTTTGCCCCGCCAGATTTCTTTTCCCCGCCAGATTTCTTTTCCCCACCAGGTTTCTTTGCCCCGCCAGGTTTTCCTATCTCCTTCTGCAATAAGGGTACCTGCGGCTGCTGCCTCCCTTGCTGATATAGCATAAAAACAGTAGTTATATAAATTAAATTATTTTTTATAATTACTAGTTATTAACTATTGGACCGTATAAAACGAAGGAGTAACCCATCTACGTCCAGAAAGAACTGGGGTAACTCCATGTAAATAATTTATATCTCCCGGATGCAGAACGGCTAAACCAGCTTTAGGAATTATTTTTTTAACGTGTTGTGGGTAATATAGTTCACCGCCCTCAAAATCTTCATTGTAATAAAATAATGAGTTTAAATCATAATCGGGGAATGCATTTGGTCTTCCATCTTGCAACTGTTTGTCTGCGTGAGGCAATTGCATATCACTTGGTCTCCAGCAAACAACTACTGGAGGTCTTTTTTTTAGTTTGCAGTTAAATATTTCTTCTGCGATATGTTGCATTTTTATAATATAAGAATCTATTAAATTATAGATATCAGGACTTAAAGATTTTATTATTTCCCCACTACACATTCGGTCGTGCCAAAGCTCAGCACTGTATCTACTCGAACCATCTGCATAACTCACGCTTTTGCTATTATTATCCCAAATTTTTATATTTGCTACAAAATCATTTATGCTTTTTAAGTCGTCTTTTTCAATAAAATTTTGAAAAGTATATATATTTTCTGGACCCTTTCCAAAATGGTCTGGTAATATATTAAATTCTGGAGCATTTGTCATCAGTGCTTCTCCTGTGATATAATAATTCGATTAGATCATTATATATCAAAAGGGCTGGTAAATCAAGTTATGGATATTCAGTATATCTTAGACAAAAGATTTGGCATAGTGTTATATAGGAATGCTTTAAAAAATAGTGATTTAATTATAGAGGCCCTAGAAAATGTATTAAGCAAAAACAACACCGGGCATAACAAGTGGAAAGAAGCCACTACTGGCGATGGCGACTATATAAAATCTTATAGAAATTGTTATGATTTTCACATTTCTGAATCAATATTAAATTCAATTACAGAAGACATACCTGAGCTAACTGATATATACATGAAGACTAAAGAAACGGTGCTAGAATGTCTCTATGATTACGAAACAAGATTTAATATAAGAATGGATTACATGGAAGAGATAAACTACATCAAATATGGAATTGGTCAACATTTTAAACAGCATGGAGATGACGGTTTCAGTTATTCCAGCACGGTTTCTACTGTAGTCTATCTTAATGACAATTACGAAGGTGGCGAGTTAGCCTTTAATAATTTAGGATTTAAAATTAAACCAAAAATAGGCGATATAATATTATTTCCATCTAATTTTATTTTCATGCATGAGGCACTACCCGTTAAATCTGGAGTAAAGTACTCAGCGGTTACTATGTTTGACTATAATTCAAGATTTCATTACCCATATACAGGGAGTGATAATGGCGGAAAAGAGATGAGAAATCCAAAATCTAATTTAAAAAATATTAAAAAATTAGACAACGACTATATAGTTCATGCAATATAGAAGGGATAATAATAATTATGACAAAAATAACTTTATCAAAAACTCTTCAAAATCCAGTAGAAATTAAGCAATCTAGAATAAAACGTGACTGGATGGACAATACATACAACAAGCATGCATATCAATGTACCCCAGTCACAACTGCGAATGTTAGTGGTTGGGAGATGGTGTTGCCCGAAGATGTTACTGTTATCTGGAATGGCGGCAATTCCCCAGCTCAAATTATTAGCGGTGGAGTCCATAATGGTTGGAATTTTGCTCATTCAAATATTAATGGAATGATTTCTTTTGCTACTGGATGGGTAATAAATACAGAATCTCCATATCACTTGTGGGCAACTGGATCTCCAAATTACTATGTTGACGGGGCATCTCCTATGACGGCAACAATTCCAAGCGATTGGTGGCCGGATGAACTGCAAACAAATTGGGTTATCACAAAAATAAATGAACCTGTTATCTTTAAAAAGGGAGAACCCTTTATATTCTTTACTATATTCGACCCATCCCTGATGCCAAGTGTCAACTTTGAAGTTGTTAATAGATCAGATTTTCCAGAACTAGTCGCAGAAAGAGAAAAATATAATTACCTTAAATCTAGAAATAATATAGAAAAACCATGGACCTGGATTAAAGGAATCAAAACTGGCCTTAATTCAGACGGAGATAGGATAGGGCCAAAGTACTCTGGCCTACCTAACCTTAATTCGCCAGAACAATAGATTTTATAGGTATTTTTTATAACATTTTTCTTTGAGTAGTTACTATATAAATTACAAGAATCCAAAACAAAAGGAATATAAATGGCATCTGATATTTTTAATCTGTTAACGACAGAAGAGAAGCTTCAAGAGCTTCAAGTGGCCAAAAGATACATAGCGAATAGAATGTTTGCCCTAACCGCTCAATTGGGCATTAACAGTTCTTTTGATATAGACACCTGGGTGGCCGGAACTTTTGATTCTAATAGCGCAGCTTCTCACATAGAGCGCGATTTACAGGAAATTGTAGAAGTGTATAAAGATTTATTATCTTTAATTGCAGAACTTGAATAATACTACCCGCAAAAAGGAAACCTATACATTATGGCAATTTTTGACAGTATCCCAGAAGAATTAAAGCAGCATTTAACAGATGAAGTTATACACCAAAAGAAACTTCATATATATAGAGTGGCAAGGATCTTGGGTCTCGATCCAGAAGACGCATATACGAATGGTGTTATTCTACCTGATGAATATTCTAGCTCTAATGAAGAAGGAACTTACAAGATGCTTGAAAATAATATCGCAATTTTAAAAAATTTATTAAACACGGTTGCATAATGACATTATTTATGAATTTTTCTGCGTTAGAAAATCTGAAATATAATAGCGCTACAAAAAGTTATGTAAAAAAAAGCGATAAACCTAATCAGGTACAAGGCCAGGGCAGAATACCAATAGATGAAGAATTTAATTTATATTTATTCCAAGTATATTCAGATCCTTGGTCATAGGAGCTAAAAATGAAATTTAACCCTACAGAATATACATCTTATCTAAAATCGAGATTAGATAAGATATGTCTAGAAATAGGACTAGCAGAACAAGATTATGCTAGCATAGAAATAGATGTATTTATAGAAAAAGTTAATGAAATATATCCATATCAAGATAGAATTATGTCTCAGGATTATATCGAACCAGAAACTCAAAGATTAAGAAAAGTATTAATTATGAAAATAATTAATAATTTATACAATTATAAGCTTTATGCAGCAAAAATAAACGAATCGGGTATCTAAATGTTAGAAGAACAAAACAGAATCACGGATTATGCACAGGGCAAATGGGTCGCCCCAACCTGGGTTGATATTATAAAAGGTGGTTATAATCTTTCTAAAACAAAGTTAGCAGGTTCTTTATCAATTGAAGAACAAGCATTAATCAATAGTAAAATTGTGGAAAATGAAATCTCCCTTGGTATGGATAGATCTATAAAATCAACCAATTATGGGTACGGAGAAATCCGAAGGCCTGAATTACTAGTTGCAAAAATGCCGATACTCACAAATGTGTTGTTGTATAGTGATGTAATAAGCGAAATGTTATTTAGAATGATAAAACCAAACAGGACGCTATTGATTGGTAGCGGAGGAGATGCTAAGAGTAATTTCTTATCTACTTTCTGTGGAGAAAATGTTTTTGTATCCAATGACTACTGGTTAAATAGACTAGAAGAGTTTTATGATGAAGAGGAAACAACTTTTAATGTTGTGAATTTGATAGATATAGCAAATGGAGAGGGCCCGAAAGATTTAGACCTGATCTTAACAACGGCAGAAATATTAGTCAGTTATTTTGATGATGATATTTTTCTTAAATTAATAGATTCTATGGCAAGTGGCGGAACAATAATTCTTGGTGCAAGTGGCGATTTGATGACTACATATGGGGCATCAAATTCAAATTCTTCAAAAAGCTTGAATATGCAGCTGATGTCACCGTATTATGTTATGCATGAAAATCTTAGAAAAATTGATAATATATGCTTTTATCATATTTCATCTCTTCAGGGGACTACCATAATAATCAAAGACTAAGTCTTTGTGTTGCAGATTTGGTAATCTATGGATGAGTTAGAGTTTGGTCTTACATGGACACAGTAGATATAAGAAGTTATTATAATTTATTTAATTTTACCAGACCTATAAGTAGTAAAAGTACACATCTTTTTTGCGTTGATGGTTTTCAGCGCCAAGGCAATAATAGCCTTAGAAAACTTTTATTGGAAACTTTTCCTACCATCTCTATAAATAGAGCCTTAACTCATGAAGTATCCAATATTGAAAGAAGCCTGTCAAAAGGTATCCCCTGCGTAGTTACTTTAAGAAGAAGCTTGGGGACAGCATCTTCATTGGTGTCTTATCAGAATAAAAAAGATAACATTGAACATATATATAAAGATGAAAAAACTTTGGACGCTTATATACGTTCTATGATTTTCAAAGAAACAATAGATCACATCCTAGACACCCATTTGGAATACTTTCGATATATTTTAAATG